ATGGCAAAAATAAAAGAACTTACCACAAAGCTAGAGACATCTAAAGTATCCCGTCCAGGTGTACATGCTAAATCTAAAACTAGTAAATTAAAGTCTAGTAAAAAATATAAAAAGTTATATAGAGGACAAGGTAAATAAATATTTTGTTTATATTTGTCAGTGACTCTAGAAGAAAAAGTACTTTGGGAAAAGGCTACTACTCTTGCAGAAGACAACCTGCAAGCTAGAGAATTATTTGAAAAATTAAAAACCAATAAAATGCAACTAAAAGGAAAAAGGGTTTTATTAAATAAACCAGAAGTAAAAGAATCTCCATTTGAATTAAGTGAAGCTGACAAGATGGCTATTGAAATGGACATGAGAAAGACATGGACTAAGTTAGAAGTTTATGCTGTAGGGGATGAAGTAGAATCAGTAAAGGTAGGGGATAAAGTGTATATGGGAATCATTGGACTTCAAGCATCTGAAGCGGTAGAGCTAGAAGATGGAGTTAAACTAATGGTAGCTGAAAGAGATATTGCAATAGTATGGTAAACTTAACAGAAGAATCAGAAGAGCTGTATAGCAGTAAAATGTATACACCGTTTGATAAGATAGTATCTAAACAGATACCACTTGAAGATAGGATCATAAATCTTGATAGACCACAGTATTATGGTGGAGCAGGAAATACTTATGAGGTATTTAATGTACTAGAATCTTGGGGATTAGATGAAGATTTTTATCTTGGTAATGTTATCAAGTATATTGTAAGAGCTGGTAAAAAAACTTCTACTAAGAAAGAAGATTTACAAAAAGCTTTAGTATATTTACAACGAAGAATAGATAAATTATGAGTGAACAAGCAGCCTTTAAAGAAACTAAGATATATTCTTTCGGGGATATCTTAGTAGGTTTAGACTCAGAAGAGATCAATGAGTCTGAACAAATTATTGAATTGAGAAAGACCTTCTCTAAATTAGCAGAAGATCTTAAGGATAACTATAATGAAAATAGATCACCAGTAAAAAGTCTTTTATTTGACCAAGCAATTGGAGAAATCACAAGAACATTATTATTATCTGAGAAATTATTAAAAATGAAGTGATGAGAATAGTTGCAATTATTATATTATTTACAGTTATTGCCATGTTATGGGCAATAGCACATTTACTATATAAACCTGTGTATGATAAAATCTCACAGCAGTATGTAATTAATGAAGATGATTTTAAAATTGCAAATATTTGCATTGCTATTATGTTAGCTATTGCACTATCAATTGGCCTACTACTCTAGTCTGTGTTTCTATCTTCGTTTCTAGCAATACAGCAAAATGATCCCCGGTTGCAAAGCTGGGGATTTTTTTGTATATTAAAGAATTAGTTTCTGAATAGTTTGTTATCTAAATAATTTTCATTATATTATAGATATAGTGTATACAAATTATTTATAAAACAAAACGTCATGGATATTTTAAATTTTATTTCTTGGATTAGAGGTCGTAGAGTAGTTACTTCTGCTGATCCAGCAACAAGTTTGCTACCTGTTGCATTAAAGGATGACAGAAGAGATGACTCATATTTAACTGCAGGAATCTCTGTACAAAACTTTGCAACTCAAGTTGCCGCTGTAATTCCTCCAGGAGCACAAGGCCCAATAGGACCTCAAGGTGTACCAGGACCAGTAGGACCAGCAGGTCTTAATTGGCAAGGTGCATGGGTATCAGGAGCATCTTATGTTGTTGATGATGCTGTAGGTTATGCTGGAGCTTCTTGGTTTTGTATTGCTCCTACATCAGGAACAACTGCTCCAAACGTAACTCCTGGAAATTGGGCTTTATTAGCTTCTCAAGGAGCAACTGGTCCACAAGGTCCTCAAGGAATTCAAGGTCCACAAGGCCCTCCAGGAGCAGGAGGTGGTGGAAGTATTGCTAATGGTGCTGCATTATATCAAACATTATTGTGGTCAGGTGCACAATGGACACCTAGTTCTACATTAACAAATAATTTTGGTAGAATTGGTATTAATACTGTTAATACTGTTGGTCAAGCATTAAGAATTTTACAAAGTACCAGTCTACAACCAAGTGCGGGAATTAGAACTCAAACAACTGTTGTTGGTGGGTCATTAAGTAATAATATGTCAACTAATATAACAGCTCTTGGATATGGAATAAATCCACCAGTTCCAGGGAACCCTATAATGGATAATTCAATATACTTCAATACTTTTCAAAATGTTGTAATGAAGTTTTCATGTGGCGGTGGTATTGGTAATGAGAAATTAATGCTATTTCCAAATGGTCAAGTTGTTGTAGGTAATACTGTTCCAACTGATACTACTTCTGCAAATCTTGTTGTAAACACTAAAAGTATTGAACTTGAAACTCCAGGTGAAGGTATTCTAATGCGCTCTGCTAATGGTTTAAGATGGTTAGTAACAGTAACTGATGGAGGAATTATTAATGTTGCATCAGCATAATAAAATCTTAATAATAAATAACCATGGATATTTTAAATTTTATCTCCTGGATTAAAGCAGGAAATTATAGAGAAACTCTCCCTACAGATGTTACTAACCTATTACCTATTGGGGCTCAAGATTCTTCTAGAGATGACGGTTGGTTACCACTAGCAGTTAATGCAGCTCCTCTACAATCATTATATGATAATGGTACTGTAACTCAGTTGACTTCTATTTCAACTGCTGTTACTTTAAATACATTCAATGGTGTAATCACTACTGTATCTTCTACATTAGCTGCAAATGCTAAAGCATCATTCAATGTTAATAATGATAATGTTACTGCTGACTCAAGAATTCTTGTGTCAGTGCAATATCCAGGAGCAGCTGCTAGTTTTCCTGTAGTTAGTACTGGTACTATAGGAGCAGGATTTTTTAGTGTTACAATAGCAAATGCTGGAGGTGCCGCATTAAACAATGTAGTTAGAGTACACTTTATGATAATTAATTAAATAAGAAACTATGTCAATATAAACTCTTAATAATAAACAATCATGGATATTTTAAATTTTATCTCTTGGATCCGTGGGGGTAGACAAGTTACTACTGTAGACCCTGCCAAAACACTTTTACCTGTAGGTTTAAAAGATGGAAGACGCGATGATGGTTATCTTACAGCGGCTATCTCTGTTGAAGACTTTGCTGCTGTAGTAGGAGAACCTTCTGTAACTTTCATAGAAGGTTCACTTGATCCAGAAGTACAAGCAACAATGACTCCTATAACTGGAACTATTACTACTTCAAATGGTGATGTATATGATAGATACAGAATTCAAGGAACAGCTGAAATAACTGGAGCTGCAAGTTATGCATATCTTATTGGTGTAGCATTTGGTTCGGCTGATGTTTCAAGAGTAAGAGAAGATACTGTTATATTAGCAGCAGATACAAATGTTTATGATACAGTAGCATCTGCTATGAACTTTAATGTTCTTGTAAAAGATGGAACAGGTGGCTTAATCTCTACAATATCAGCATTTATTGCAGATGATAATACTATCTCAGCTCCTGAAGATCATTGGTTTACTTTAGTTATGACAGCATCTGTACCTTTTGAAGCACAGGTTGCTATTGATTTTACAATAGCAGTACCACAAGGAACAGTAATACAATTTATTAATTAATAAGCAACTATGAAAAAGACTAATTTAAATGAATACTTGCTTGCTAAATATGGTAATAAAGTAAAAGACATTGCTAAAAAGTTTACTGAACAAAAAGCAAAGTATGTTCAACAAGTTAAAAAATAAAAATTATGTCAATAGGAAATTTAAAAGACTATGGAAACAAGGGAAATAATTTTCCTTGGCAATTAAAAGTATTAGAAGGTATACAAAGAATTTATGATTACCTGATAGGTAGCAGTGTTCCCCAACCAAGAATACCTGTAATTGTTTCTGATACTGGTTCTGGAGGTATTTCAATAACATATGGTTTTTCAATAGCTAATGTTGGCGGTGCTGCTGGATTAGTTAATGGTGTTACCTTACCTGCAGGAGCAACTGTAAATTTTGCTCCGGATAATAATAACTATCTAAATGGTATTACTTATGATGCAACAGGTACTACATTTTTAATTACTTGGATCCAATAAATTATGGGTACTATAGTTTCCATAGGAGGTTCAGGTTCTAATGACATTCTTGCACAATACCCAATGCTTACAGATGCATTTGGTAGACTTAGGGTAAGTGAACCATTTACATTATTTGATTCAAGTCATAGGTTTGCAGATAATAATTTGTGGTCAACAGCTACTGCTGTAAGTGGAACTGCTACATTTGATGCTAATGAAGGTTTAATAAACTTAGGTGTAACAGCAGCATCAGGTTCTGAAGTTATTAGAGAAACCACAAAGGTGTTTTCTTATCAACCTGGTAAAAGTCTTCTTGTTCTAAATACATTTGTAATGAATCCTGCTAAAACAGGACTTAGACAAAGAGTTGGATATTATGGAGCATCTAATGGATATTATCTAGAACAAAATGACAGCGCAGTAAGTTTTGTTGAAAGAAGTTCTGTTTCAGGATCATTAGTAAATAATCCAGTTGCTCAAGCAAATTGGAATGTAGATCCTATGGATGGATCAGGTCCTAGTGGAATTACTCTTGACTTAACAAAAGCTCAAATTTTATTTATGGACTTGGAGTGGTTAGGTGTGGGAACAGTTAGGATAGGATTTATTATAGATGGAAATTATTATGTTTGTCATAGAT